GTAGCCCCTTCAATCAAGCCCTCGGCAGACGTGCCGGGGGCTTTTGTTTTGCCTGCGTTTACTTTTTAAAAATAGGTGTGTGGGATACTTAGGGCATGATGACCAGAGCCGAGGCAATCGCACAAGTAAGTCTTTTCTGCGATGCCACATCCTACCCACAGCTCTCCACTACCGAGATTGGTAGTGCGTTAGACATCTACTCCCGATTCAGCACATGGACAGCGGCAACCACTTATGCTGTTGGTGACCGTGTAGTGCCTACAACGCCCAATGGGCGGGTTTATGAGGCACGGGTGGCTGGTACTTCATCCAGCACACAACCAGAGTTTCCAGCCTATCCAGCGGCACAATACAAAGGCTGGTCAATCCAAGACGGGACATCCGATCCGGTACTGACTTGGGTAGACATGGGCAGTATCAATGTTGAAAGATACGATGTCCGAACCGTAGCCCGTCAGATGTGGATGGTCAAAGCATCCCGTGTGGTTGCTGAAATCGATGCTAAAGAAGGCGCATCCGATGTCAAGCTAAGTCAACTCAAAAGCCACTGCCTAGAGATGGCTGATAAGTATCGCCCATTGGTGGTTGTATGAGCCCGCTTCTACGTCAGACCATACAGGCAGGCATGGTTCGTAACCTTTGCCAAGACCGTGTAGAGGTTCACCGCTTCACGCTCACCGAAGATGGTCGCGGCGGTGCTACTGAGACATGGCGCAAGGTTGCCGAATATCCTGCACGGGTTACCAACCAAAGCGACACAGAATCTATAGTTGGTGGGGCGATACAGCCATCAGCGCAATGGACACTCATAGTGGCCGTTGCAGCTGATGTCATGCCTCAAGACCGGGTCTACCTAGTCGGTGATGATTCCAGATACTTTGATGTCATCGGAACAGACTTTGGACAGACCGAACTTTTAGTACAGCACTGTGGACTAGTGGAGCGGGTGGCATAATGGGCGCATCAGAATGGACAACCATAGGTTTAGCGGCAGTGACCGGGATTATCAGCCTGCTTGCCTACATCATCAAGTTCTTGCATCGCATGGACAAACGTGGAGCCGTTGACACCGCTAAGATTGAAGACCACGGTGAGCGTATTGGTAGGCTTGAAACTGTAACAGGTGAAATGCGTACAAGCATCACCAAACTGGAGGCGAAACGATGAACGGAATAAGTATTAGCAGGCTGGTCGTGGTTGTCTTGATCGCCTTTGTCGCGTCCTTTAGCACGGTCTTTGGTGATGGCGTTCGTACCGCTGAAGCCAAGGACATCGCCGAGCTTGGCGCAGTGATGGCACTGTACGGGAGCAAGGCTGTAGCGGCTGGTGTCACTGCTGCGGTGTCATCTGTGCTAGCGTTCCTCACGATGCCTTTCAAGGGTACCGACTTCAACGCTTTGAAGGTGGGTAAATGAACTTCCAGACTCTTGAGATAACTCAGAATCCACAGAATCCGGCAGATTACATCGTCAAAGGCATCATTACAAATGACGCAAACGAACCAATTGCAGACTTTGGACCTGATGGCACATCTGTCTTTGCTTGGTGGGCACAACAGGATTCTGCGTGGCAATTGTCCATCGTGAATCAGTTTGTATGGTTGATGGCTGCTGAAATCGTGAATGGAACAGCGGAATAATGGCAACTTACTATGTGAGACCGGACGGCAATAACTCAAACGCCGGAACAGGTCCAGCAGCTAATCAAGCGTGGCAAACACTAGCACGTATTATCCAATCAGGTACAGCATTCACGTCTGGTGATACGGTCTATATTGCTCCTGGCACTTACCGTCAAAGCATTACCACGACTGCAACATATACATCTGCGACATACTTCACTGGTGACCCAACTGCATCGCAGTTTCCGGGTGTGACTCCGGGTGTTGTCCGCATTACAAACTTTTTAACTAACGACAATACATCTGCGACAAATCAAAATTTATGGAATGGAACAACATTTGATTACATCAATATAAGTAATATTTATTTTGACCATTCAACATTTGGAAACGGAATATATTACACCGGCACTGGTAATAACTCATCTATTCGCAACTGCATCTTCTCTGGTAACAGCTTGGCTAGTGGTGGTATAGGGTCACCATCTATACGCTTAACTGGGGTAAAAAATACATTGATTGAGAACTGCATTATCATGCGGTCTTATCTTGGAATGTTTATCACTACAACTACGGATACAGATACGAACGTTGATATTCGCAATTGCTTTATTACGGGTTCAAATGACTATGGTGTATTCATTGGTAACAGTACTGGTGGCGGAGTAAATGTAACAAACAACACATTTCATTTTACTCGTAGTCAAGCTGTGTTTTTAAGTGGTGCTGGTAATGGCACATCAATTTCTAATGTAACCAATAACATTTTTTACCACTGTACTAGCTGTGTTGGAGGTGGTTCATCTGTCAACATTATTGAAAACTACAACCGTCGTATCGCTTCAGGTGGCAACAGTACAGTCTTAACAGGTGCGTTCACCGTAACCGATGGCGCACCACAGTTTGATTTTGGTCATACATCCTTGTTTGGCTTAGCAATACAAAAACCATTTAGTTCCCTTACCGGCTCCGTCAACAGCGGGGCGGGTCTAGCGACCTACGCAAGCACAAGTGACCTCTACGGGCAGACGTGGTCAGGTGGTGCAGGCGTTCCAGATATTGGTTGTGCAACCGCAGTCCAAGCATCAGGGACAAGTTACTACTATCCAACCGAGCGCAACGCATCCACCATCACAATCGCTCCCGGCTCAACCTCTCAAAGCATCGAAATCTATCTGGGTGCTACAGGCCTTACTGCCTCCACCGCTGGTCTCTCAGCTCGGTACAACCGCACAAGGACTGCAAGCGTATCTATCCCTCTAGTAGCCCGTACAATCGCTCAGGCGTGGACTTCTGGTGGTTTTGCCGAGGTAGACGCTACCAATATGCCGGGCGTGTATCGCATCGACATCCCCGATGCGGCTTTGGCTGCTGGTGCTGATGATGTGACTATCGTGGTGCGTGGTGCTTCTGGTACTAACGGCGCGGTGATGACAGTCAAACTGAGCAGTGGTGGCTTGACATCTGCACAGACTGCCTCGGCTGTTCTTGATGCAGTTGGCACATCCTATGCAACCGCTGGTTCGATTGGTTACGCTATACAGAACTCTAACGTGGCATCTATCAGCGGTAGCACAACTGCGGCAGATGAGCTTGAAGGCGCATTACTTCATAACGGTACAGACTACATCAGCGCGGAACTAGTGACCCCGGTTACTTCTGCCGCTCTGGTGCGGATGGGGCCTTACGAGGTCAAGGCTGACGGTCTTGGGGCATCTGATCCTCTTGACATTCAGAAGGGCGCACAGCACGGCGTAGATATCCAGTGTGTAGATGGCAACGGTAACGGCATTGACATCACGAGCGCAACGGTTACGGCTAAGGTCTATAACTCTGGTGCATCGCTGGTTGATACTTACTCCTGTACGGCAACTTATGCAGCTGATGGGCGGGCTACGTTTACCATTGACACGACGGTAACGAATACGCCTGGAACATACACTGCAACGATTACACGCACAACCGGAGCATCTGACACGCAGATATTCGGGCCACTCCGCATCTATGTGAGGGACATCTAATGGCATTGATATTTGATTTGACAGAAGACCCTCAGCAGGTCGTGCAAGTCTCCGCTTGGGTCGGAGACTGGCACTCCTACGTAGTAAGGCTGGTTGATGAGCTAGGCAGTCCGGTAGACATCACTACTGGTACGCTCGGCATCACCTTCACCAACATCGCTACCGGGTCTGCTTACACCTTTGCATCTGGAAGCGTTACGCTAACCAAGCAGTACAGCGCACAAGGCATCCTGAGCATCCTGAATCCTGCGGCGTACGGTACTGCTGCTAACATCAGGGTTACGGTGTCCTTCACGGTTGGTACAGATGTACGGCGGTTTGGCCCTCTTGAAATCGAGGTCTTGGCTCCGTGATAAAGATGTCGGTTAGCCTAAAGAAAGTACGCTTGGATTCCTACCAACGGAATCTAAGTGCGCTTTCTGTTGCTGTTGGAAATGCTGCCGCTAACATCGAAGGCAATGCAAAAGATAGCATTGAGATGTCTAGTGGGCAATACCGAAAGTATCCGGGACGTAAAGAGCATCCGCACTATTCAAGCCCTCCCGGTAGTGCGCCTAACAGCGACACCGGTATTCTGGCTGGAAGTATTTACAACAAGATGACCGGAAAGACATCTGCTGAGGTTCGGGTAAATGCAAAGTACGGCATACCTCTAGAGCTTGGATGGACATCTAAAAGCGGTGGTACTGTACCGGCTAGACCATTCCTACGTCCAGCGGTAGAGAAGGAAGCCCCGGCTTTTCAAGCTGCCGTGAAGTCAATCCTAAAGGGTAATAAGTAATGGCATTTGAACCAGCCGTGATTGAGCAGTGGATCTACGAAACCCTGACAGGTGATGCCACCTTGATGGGCTTGCTTGCTCCTGACAATAAACCTAACGGTTTCCAGATGGCGGTATACAACACCATTGCCCCGCAGATTGACCCGATATCCCGCAAGCAACCTATCACCCCGTACGTAGTCTTTGACCGTGCTGGTAACGCAGGGCAAGACCAAGACACGCTCTGCGGTAGCCGGGTTTTTACTTATCCGACCTACAGAATCACCGTGTGGGATACTGCTAGCGGTGCGGTAAGCATGGCGCAGAGTGCTGCAATCATGTCCCGCATAGACACATTGCTTGACAATCAGCACGTTTCGAGTACCTCTCCACGGTTCTATTGCCGGAGGGAATCAACCGCTCAGACGTTTGGATTGGAGAGTGGTGGTCGGACAGATTTTGGAGTGACGGCGGTCTACCGTATGGTCACACAACAGTAGGAGTAGACATATGCCTTTTACAAGAACTAGTGCCCTTATCGGTGAAAACTGTGTCGTAACGGTAGCCTTTGGTGGCTACCAAGATGGCGCACCTTCAACTTTTACAGCTGAGACATACACCTGTATCGCTCGCTCGGTACGCTTCAGCTCATCGGTCAACACGGTTGATGTTTCCGCCCTCTGCGACAGCCAGAACAAGGCTCAGGCAACCAAGGCTAATGGAAGCGTTGAAGTCGAGTTTCTGGTTGATTCGGTTGTAGGCCCTATCTTCTTTGGTAAAGATGGCTACTACTGCCAGATTGTAGTTACGCCTGGAAGCCTTACCGCAAAGACGTTTGTTGGTGTTGTAACCGGAACCGGCATCAGCGTTGCAAACGAGGAAGCCGTAACCGAGAGCGCAACCATTACACTCGGTGCTAACGGAGTTGCTACCGCTTGGTCGTAGTACACTAGCGCATGGCACTAAGTAACCTAAAACAAATCCCGAAAGATGCCGACAAGGGAACCCTAGTGGTCGACTTGTCGGACATCGCTGGTGATGGCGCAGAACTCCGCTTCCGTGAACCGAAGGCGGCTGACCTTTTCCCTGATGCTAAAGAGCTGCAATCCCTGCGTGTAGCATTTGCCGAGTTTCCCGAAGCAATGCTGTACCAGATCTATCTGCTAGGTCGGTGCTATGTACCAGACCCTACAGACGCAGCTGAGGAATCGCCATTACGGGCATTCGGTAATTTGGCACGTAGCAGCAAGCAGACGTTCTTTAGAATCCTTGGTGAGTTCATTAGTTGGTATCCAACAGATGACTTACAAGGCAGGGTCAAAGACGCAAAAAACGACTCCGAGGTGTAGCCGGTCAGGTTGCCTACTACACCGTGAAGTATCTCAACCGGCATCCATCAGAGACCGATCTAACGCTTGACCAAATCGCAGAAGTTGCGATGATAGGACAAGAGATAGAAAAACAACAGGTCGAAATGATGAGTGCGATGTTTGGAGGCAGGTAATGACAGTAGCAGAACTTACAGCCAAGATATCGGTAATAGGCGAGGCTGCTGCTGTCCGTGCCTTACAGCGTGTAGGTTCTTCTGCACGTTCCGTTGGTGAAGCAATCCGAACAGCCGCCGATGCTACTCGTTTATTTGAAGTAGCGCAGGCGAGCTTTGCAACTGTAACAGGAATCGAAGCCGCTAAAGCCTACGATTCACAAGTTCGTGGTTTGGCTGCATACTCCCGCAATGCGGAAGAACTGCAAGCCCAACTAAACAGACTACAAGAAATTGCTAAATTACCGGGGCTTGGGCTAAAAGAAGTCAGGCAGGGCGTTCTACAGTTGGAGGCTGCTGGCATATCAGCCCAGACTTCAGAACGCGCATTGATGGCTTTTGGCAATGCCCTTGCTCTGGTAGGTCGTGGCAAATCGGAACTAGATGGTGTCATAC